GTCTTAGAACTTCCAGTGTGGCCGTATTCAGCTGCACGACTTGCTGCATCAGAAGAAGCTTTCTTTACATAAGAGCCAAGAGTCTTCTTGCTGATCTCGTCGATCTGCTCGGCTTCTTCTTTACGAAGAGCCTTGCCAATCGCCTTACGACGAGCATGCAAGTACTTGTCAGAACCGTCGACTTTGCCATCGTTGTTAATGTCTGCGTCAGCTTTACCGACAGGATCCATCGCTTCGTTCATCGATGGTTTAACAGAAGCATATGAAACACCACCGGTCTTCATCCGACGCTTATGTTCGTCTTCTACTTCTGTACGAGTATAGCTACCATGTGGTACGTTTTTTGTAGCATGAAATTTCAAGCGCGCATCGGACATTTTTGTGATGGACTCTTCAAGCTCGACTTCTTCGCCGATCTTAATTTCGCCAGCTCGACGCATAACCGTCTTTGTTGTACTTTCACCGGTTCTAGGATCAGTCGAACGAACAATTACTGGTTCTTTATCAGCACGCTTGGTATGAACCTCAGCAGCTTCGTAAACCTTCTCGTCTTCTTTTTCATCATAGTCAGCTTTACGCTTTGCTTTCGGAGTTTTTGCAGCTTTAAACTGAAACTCATTAGCAACCGGATGGGCCTGAAGATCTACAACGTGCTTGTCAAGAAAAGCTTGCTCATCACCACCCTTTGGGCTATAAACAGTTTCTAGGATTTGTTTGAATGATTTCATTTTAGTACCTATTATTCTGACATCTTGTTTGCAGCAGTGGTCATACCTTTGCCGCGCTTAACGAAACGTTTGTATGCATCTGAAGTTTTTTGGACGCTTGCGGGAGTGAACTTCTTTGCAGCCATACCCTTTTCAGCTTGTGCTTTTGCTTTCATGCGGTCGGCACCAGCTTTTGCATGATAATCACGAAGCTTGTCGTCGGATAGTTCGTCGAGCTCTTCGACTTCTTCCTTCATGTCCTCTTCATCTTCGTCTTCATCTTCATCTTCATCAGAATCATCGTCTTCTTCATCCTCGTCTTCGTCTTTCGATTCTTCGAGGTCGAGTTCTTCTTCAACTGGAGCGAAGCGAGCTTCAAGGGCTGCAGAAACCTTTGCATGCATTACGTCAGCAAAAGTAGATTCAAACGCAGCAGCGTCTTTGTTAACAACGGCTGAAATAAGATCTTTAATTGACATGTGAGTCTCCTTTATTTGGGTTCATTCTGTGGGTTTGAATCAATTTGTTGTGGAACAACACCTGGCTCATCTTGTTGATTTTCTTCAGGTGGTTCATCTTTTGCTTCTTGATCGATTTCTTTCTTGATATCTTCAATATCATCTTCAGACATATGAAGAACATTCTTACGAATCCATGCCTTTGAGTAGTAATCGCCAACGTAGTTATTAATATCAGCAAGAACACTTAGTCTGTCTCGAATAATTTCTGCTTGCTTCAACTCTTCAAAATGGTTATCAAGTTGGAAATTGTAACGAAGCTTGTCTTTAATCGCTTCCCATTCTTCTGGCTTAATGATGCCTTTGAGAATGAGTTGCTTTTCAAGTGCCTTATCAAAGATGTTCGAGAATCGTGAACGCAATCTACGAATAAATTTAGCAAATTTTACTTCATCACGAGAAATTTCTGAAGATCTGCCAAGAGAAAATCCAGTCTCTGGCTCGAGTCTTGAGATAGGAACGTTCAATGACTTATATAGCTTGCGCTGAAAGTAGTTTACGTCATCCATCTCACCTAGATTTTGACCACCTGGTAAAGAAGTAATCTCAGTGCCACGGTTACCTTCACGGCGGGGAAGCCAGAAGTCGTCAGTGATCGTCATAAACTTACGATCGTCTCTCATCTCGCCAGTCGATGCATCGTACACAAGTTTGTTCTTGTGATTAACCATCATCTCACGAAGGTATTGTTCAGCCTTTACCTTTGGAAGGTTACCAACATCAATATAGAAAATTCTACGTTCTGGTGCACGAGAGATGCGGTAAATAACAACTGCGTCTTCCATCATACGAAGCTGGTTCAGAGGCTTATATGCCTTATGCAGATGCGAAAGAACGATTGTATTCTTTTCATTCAATACGCCTGAGTTACAACTAATGATAGAATCCTTAGCAATTTTAAGACCCTGAATCGAATCAATTGTACCAAGAGTATTTGTTACTGTACTTGCATCATATCCACGTTCTGAGTACATGTAGTACTCATTTTTTAATTTACGAAATGCAAACTGAGAACCTGGAGTTACTTTTTCTTTTTCAAACTCACGAACTTTTCTTAGCTTACGTGGATCAACATAGCGCAATTCAACAATACCACGGCGTGGCTGTGTTTCGTCGATCATCACATGATAATGAAGTCTTCCATCAACATACCAACGAGTAAAAATCTCATAGCCTTGATTGCTAAAGTCGAGTAACTTTAATACGTTATCAAACTCTTCACGAATCTTTTTCTTAATTGAATCAGGCATTTCTAAGTCATCAGTGACACATTCGACTGGTGGCTTATCATCAGCAATAGTAATTGCTTCGTTTACGATATCGTCAACTGCTGTTTGAACTTCTGGTTGTTGCAACATTGAACGATATCGATTAACGAGTTCAGCTTCAGTCTTTGCAGTGCCGTCAAGATCAACGAAAGTACTCTGAGAGCCGCCGGAAGCAATCGATACTGCACCGTCGTCATTGATAGGCTCAGCAAAGGATCTTACGTTATCCTTTGCTTCCTCTTTTCGTTTAATCTCAAAACCAAATAACTGCATCATAAATTCCTTTTACTGTGACTGCTGGCTTAGCTATTATGCACGAGTGCCAGCATCTCCAGTGATACCGGAACTCACTTCCCACCAGTCGTATTGGAATGTTACAGAAAACTCTTCAATACGATCAGTATCTTCCCAAGACATCTCGATAGGCGATACCTCAGTTGGGAATAGACCGTTGAAATTATAGACTCGAAGAGGCACACCAGTCTTTGAATACTGAGTAATTTGTGCTTGAGTCTTGTACTGAAGTGGTGATGCACTACCGAACGAAGTTACGTTACCCTGGTGGCTATTGATAGCCGACATCCAAGACTCCATAGCATTTCTAATAAGGAAGTCTTCGTCATTGATTACTGTAACGGTCCAAGGTTCGAAAGTTCTGTCTCCAGCGATCTTGATCTTACGGCCGAAGTATGGAACTTCGACCTGACCAAGTGTTGAGCCTGGAAGCTGAGCTGCCTTAACCATGAAAGGAACTTTGATATCAGCAACGCCGTTCACTGGGTTTGTGATCTGGACTTGGAAGAGCGTACTCTTCGCTCCTCCAAATGTTAGTTGCGATCTAAGGTCATTAATATTGAAAGCCATTTATTATCTCCTTCTTTCTGATATTTATACCTTAGCGCTGACCAATGATTTCTTCAAACTCAACACCGCTTCTAACCGCAACGAAGTTAAGTTGAATGAAGTTGATTGCACGTGCTGGCTTGATGTAGATATCACCGACGAATTCGTTACGATCAATAACTTCCGAAGTGTTATTTGTTTCGTCACAAACCACTTTAAAGTCGAAGATACCTCTACGGCCCTGAACGTCGCGAAGGAATGGCTCAATAAGATTTCTGAATTGTGCACGAGTAAATTCATCGTTAAACTCAAAGAGCGTTGAGCGTGATGCACGAGAAATTGCTTTCTCGAGAACGATGAAGAGACGACGAACGTTGATGCGATCGAAAGCAGATGGTCTTGCAAGGTGGGTTTTATCACCAAATAGGATTGTACCCTGACCTGGCTGTGTGATTACTGGATTGATCGAATTCTTATAAAGCTCATCACGATCTGCTTTCTTAGGATTGTAAGCAAGCTTAATGATGTTCTTTACACTACCACGGCTGTAACCAGCTGGCGAGAACCATGGGTCACGAACGGTGTCAGTTCTTGCGCAAAGACCAGCAATATCGCCATTCAACGGAGTGTAGATATAGCGATCATTATAGCGGTCGTAACGGTACTTGTAACCTGAGTCAAGAATAATGTAAGACGAATCTCTGAGGCTGCTCGAAAATGCTTTTACATCTGCAAGCTCGTCACCGACGTTGTCAACAACATCAGCTTTATCTGGAGAGACAAAGAGAACACAGTCTTTTCTTACATCTACAATATTGTCAGAAATGTAGTTTGCTAGTTCTGCGCCGTTCTGAAGACCAAGAGACTTACCAGTAAGGATGAGCGATACATCAATATCTTCTGGAGAAGCAAGTAGATCATATCCTGCGCTGAGTGCAGCAACCGTAATGGCTTCTTCGTTTGAACCATTTGTACCATCGACTAGGTTTTCGTCAAGTGCGGTTGAAGCGCCAGAAGAAGCAATTGTTGTAGCAGCCGCGGCTGTCATACTGATATACTTTGATTTCTGATTAATCACTTCTACCAGATAGTTTGTTGAACCATCTGCGTTCTTAGCCGTGTTAGCAGTTGAAAGAGATTCATAGGTCTCAAGAGCAACGTTAGCAACAGCGTCCATAACAACTACGTTGAACGTGCCGGATGCTGGTGTGCGGAGTCTATCAGCATAGTATTTAAAGCTAGTAGTACTGAGAGTTGCAGTGTTCCCGGTTGCACCAACGATAATAACGGCTAGATTATTGCCGTAAGTACCTTTGTACTTAGCACTGATCGACGTGTTAAAATCTGAGTTAGCATCAGGTGATGCAGCAACACCATCTGATACACGAACCACATAAAGCGAATTGCCGTATGCAAGAAAGTCTGCAGCAGTAAAGAACGTTTCTTGGTTGAAGCCAGAAGTTGGTGCACCAAAACGATTTACTAGATCAGTCTCTGATGTAACCAATGTTGCGACATCAGTTGGACCCCATGTGAAAACACCGGCAATTGCACCGGTTGTAGACGACACCGCAGGCACAACTGTTGTTAAATCAATTTCAGATACATTGATTCCTGGACTTAGTTGAAATGCCATATTGTTATCTCCTTTTGTGAGCATTATTTTAGAGAATTATTCTTTCTATTTATAAGAATAGTAATTACCAATCATTCAGCCAAGCGTCTTGTGCCGGCATCCGTACTTCTTCTACATGCTCAAGGTCGTCATAAGTGAAACCAAATGGTAGCAACTCATCCATAATCTGTTCATCAGTTTTTTCACGAAGCCTCATCATCGTGTTAATATCAGTAATCTCTTTAAAGAAGGCTTGAGTGGTTAGCCAAGCAAAGAGAACTAATCCCATCACTAAGTCGTCATGACATCCTGATTCAGCCTCGTACGAAGCACCTTTCCGTGAAAAGGTTGATAGTTCATTGATAGTATTAAAATCTACGATTTGAAGTTGTTTCTGTTCGCACAATAGTTTTAGAACAGAGCAACCCATCGACTTTACTTGCTTTGTTGTTCGAATACCCTTATCTACATTTGAGCCAAACCCACCAGAGATGCGTTTGCCAGATCTTCCGGCAGATTCGGTGTATAACAAGGTTTCAACTTCAAAATCAAAATGTAGAGTATCAGATACTTGTCCACCAATATCATTGATTTCTATCAAAATATAGGCATCATTGTAAGATTTTGTTGTTCTAAACAAAACATCCGCATAATCTACAGGCGTTACGAAGTTATTTCGATATGTTGTAACTTGTTTATATGGCATACTTGAAACATCAATGATGTGAAAAGCTGAATAGTCTAATCCTTTTCCGCGCGAAACGTCTGCAATGCAAACATAAGTCTTACCCTTCTCGGGTCTTTCATATACAGCAAGTCCTTGAGATTCGTGTAAAGGCTCACGATATGCAGATTGCAAATATTTTAACGTCGCACCATCAATCAGCGTACCGGAGGAACCAAGGAACTGGCATTCGTATTCTTGTGCAAACTTCTCTTGGTCAAAGTTAAGTGCTTCGAGAGTTTCCTGTTTCCAAGCTTCACCTCTTCCAGGCACAAGATCCCAAGTAACTTCGGTATATTGATAGCCGTTAGTACCCTGCTTTGCACCTTCACAAATCTTAAAGAAGTGATTCAGACCATTAGGAGTAGATGTCATCAATAGTTTAGTTTCAGTACCGGAAGAAATAGTAGGATAAACAGAAGCAAAGAATTCGTCGTAGCCTTCAACGAATGCACATTCGTCGATGTACAGAAATGCGATCGACTTACCACGAATGGAGCTCGATGTAGTTGTACCTGCGTAGACTTTACAGCCATTCTCAAGTTCAATCGAGTTCTTATTCCACTCGACGATACCGTGTTGCATCCACTTCGGTAAGTTTTCATATGCGAGCTTGACTCGTTCTAGAACTTCCTTTGAGCCTTCACCTTTATTTGAAAGGATGCCCACATTCTTGTGTTCATTGAAAATAATATAGTGTAGAATGATAGCGACAGCGGTGGTAGTTTTACCAGCCTGACGTGCAGTAAGCACAGCGACACGACGATTGTTAAAGATCTTCGTAGCGATATCTTTCTGATAATCATACATCTGAAGTGGAATTAAACCACGGTCGACGTGAACAATTTTGATATAGTTCTCAGCAAAGTAAATAGGATCCATCATACACTTAGCCATTTCAGCCAGTTGTTCAGAAGACCAGTTTTGTTCTTGACCGATTCTTTTAAGAAGGTTATTACCTAAGTAACCCTTCTCTGCTTTAGGAGTTTGGTTGTCCATTTTTCCTCATGTCTGCTAGAACCTTCAGCAGATCATGTGTAGTACCGACGAATAGGTTGTTATTTGTCACGTTACCACCAGATCCACTCTGAGGTTCATCATTATTTTTTTCCTCTTCAACTTTCTTTTTTGACAGTTGAACGAGTTCTTTATTTGCATCAACAAGAGTTTTCATTGTCGTAGCTAATACCTCGTAAGCACGAGGATGTTGCGATTGAGTAGCTACACCAAGTAGTTCTTCAAGCGCAGCTGTTCCTTTCTCAATCACGTGATACATGTTTTCGCGAGCATAATCATAATCGTTCTCTGCTTGTTCAACCCGAGTTAACGGCTTCTCTGGCTCTTTTGGTACGTTTGCCGATAACTTCTTTGATAGATGAGAAGCATCAGCTGACATCTTCTTAACTACCGGTTTATCTTCAACTATTTCTGCATCTTCAACTGCTCCAATGGGAGGCAAGCCGAGATACTTTCCAAGCACATCTTTACTCATTTGGATCCACTATTTGCACTATATACGCCCAATCATCATCTATATTAATAGCTGAATACGCAACAGTTTGGTTGATATCGGTAGTCGGTTGGCCGTTTGCTGTGAGACCAGGCTGTACAGTGATCCGCGAAATAGGATCTTCTGCAGTCATTGTAGAATACACGTTTGTGTTCGCGAATTTGATAATTTTACGCTGAGACACTGGACCATAGTAATAGCCTTTCAGTGTAAAGTTCAATGTCCATATAATGGCTCGGCGATCTTCATATGATCCTTCATATGTGTCTTCGACATTAACCGAATTTAGTACAATCGGAATATCAACAAGAACATCCATTCCATCAACAAGTTTCGCAGTCACTGTAAATTCTGGCTTGAAGAACGGAAGAATTTGTTCAATGATCTTTGTACCGTCTTCTGCATACTTTACCATGATGTTGAGTTGGAATTCAAGATCGTATGGCGCTGGTGTAAATTGGCTTTTCACTGCGCTATCATTATTCGCTATACCTTTTACTGAGTAAGTCATGGGTGTTAACTTGCGCTCAGGGTCATATACCATTGAAGTCATTTCAAACGACATACGAGGCAAACGAATTGCTGGTGCTGTTAGATCAGGATCCTGTTGAATACGAGCAAGGAATCGTTCCATTGGCCCGTAGTTTAATGGAACTTTCATTGCTTGAACAACCGTTCCGTTTGCATCTCTTCTATCGATTGTAATATCATTGAAGAGCGTACCAAATATTGCTACGTAACGGCGCGTAGTTTGATTATAGAATTGATTGCCAAACATTAGTAAGTATCCTCGCCAAATGGATTTGTTTCGGTGAAGTCGAGGATAGCATTTGCTGAAGTCTCAATTGTAAAGTTATCAGCAAGAGGATCGAATATATCAATCGCTTGCATTGAAGTATTTGCAGTCGTCTTAAATTGATTTGCCCAGGTATCAATTTCAAGTATTCCGGTATTGAATCGTTCGTTCGAATATTCAAATAGTTCTACTCGAAGATCATACGTCTGAAGCGAACCCATTTGATAGAAGATCGCTTCATGCTCAACATGTTTAATCTCAAAGATCTTATTGTTGAGCGGGAAGTAAATCAGATCGCCTTCGTTTGGTCTAACCTTTTCATTAAACAACGCAACATCTTCAAGAAACTTACGCATTGAAATTGTAAGAGTCATCGAGTCGTTGATCTGCAGACCAAACTTACTCAAGAAGTCGCCATCACCTTGGAATCCTTCAACATTCTTAACATACATTTCAACCATGTAAGCATTATCGTAATATGGAAGATCGTCTTCATTCAGAAGATCGTCAAGAGCTCCAAACTTATGAGGAATGTACCACACATCAATGCCATGAATACGAATGCTCTCGATGATCAGATCTTCGATAAGACGTTGTTCACCTGAGTTCGTAAAGTTGTTGAAGTAAAAATTTGTGGCCACTTCATTATCCCATCAGGTCGTGTACTGGAAGAGAATATGAACTAATCATCTCTTGTTCCATACGTTGAATTTCTTCTTGTGCGTCTTGAAGAATTCTTTCGCCATTGAATTGTACGTTTCCTGGCAAGTTCATGCCAACGAATTTGGTAAGATTCGATCCCCACTGATATTTGATTTTTGCCGTCGCATAGTTCTGTAACCAACGGTCTTTCCAAACGTCGGCATACACAGTAGGGTCTACAACCTGATAGCACTCATACACAATATAATCACCAACTTCAATCTTGTCTTTGTTCATATCAATGTAAAGTCTATTCATATGACGATTATATCGAATAGGTTGACGACCACTGAGAATCTCTTGCATGAGCGCAAGATGTTGAAACGACATATAATAGTTGATTAGATCGTAATTCACAAATTCATGTAGGTTGTTTAGAACAAATTGGTATGTTGCGCTAAAGATTCCAGATCCTGTTAAGTTACCTTGAATCGGGAACAAGTTTACGACACCAATAATATTGTCTGCAACTGGAACATACCCATTATTTTTATCGTCTTGAGTAATCTGACGTCTAATATACATCTTCTCGGTGCCATCAAAGTGATAGTCCCAGTAATATGTAAGTGCTTCATCAATACGATCACTGACTTGATCGTCATCAACGTTAATCTCGATAACAGGCTTACCTAGTTTACGTAGGCACCATTCTTTAAATTCTGCTCTTGTTGTCGGCTGTGCCATGTAGACCTCCTGCTTTAGGAGTATTTATATTAGTCATGATCGTACATCAATTAACACCAGGCTTTTACTCTGTCCTTGTTTTCAAACACCCACTCGAGTAGGATTGGATTGAATCTATTTGACCAACCATACACTTCAATCATACAGAGCACTTTGTCAGATTGTAGTTGATTTTCTAGCTCTTGGTAGTCGTTGTTAGCTATAACGCTTTGAATGCTATCCAATACCAATTGAGCATGGTCAGATTCAAAGTAATCTTGATCTAGTATGCTTAGAGGTTTACGGTGGTTAAAGAAGTTGGTCATAATATCACCAATCTTAATAACCTTATCAATGTTTGCTACAAACAGATTAATATCATTTAGCTGATATGCCCAACCGATTAGCTCCGATTGTTTAAACTCATAAACCCAATCAGTAGTTAATGTATTAAACGATAATCCTAATGCATGCTGAACATCTTTTCTGAGGATGTGCTTGGTTAGATATTCATACCACTCCATAAACTCTGCAAAGCATCCCTCAATAACAATCTGCTTATATTGCTCAACAAATTGATGATTTTTTGTGCCAAGATAGTTAGCAAAAGCTAATTCAAACTCACAATCTGGGATCTCATTGTTTTTAAAATTACCAAAGTTATTACTCTGATTGACAATATTAACAATTTCAGCAACACTTGCTGAATCAATTTTAGGCAGATACTTTATAATCCTTTCAACAATATTAATCATCATCATATAAGAATAAATCTACAGGAATTGCAATTCTAAGAGTTGAGTTGTAATGTCGAACGTGGTGATAAAGGAACCCAGGAAATATTAGCACATCTCCCGTTTCAGGAGCATGGATGGTTGGAGCAAACTGTGGTTGAAACTCTAAGCTATATCCTCGATTAGCATTAACGCGTGGATCTGTTAGAACAATCTCGCCGCCACGGTCCTGACACTCAGCCATAATGTAGAACACAGCAACAAACGGAGAACCGGCGTGGTTATGAGTCTCCATTGAGTATCCACCCTTGCTACCAGTGAGCCATGCTTTCATATGAAATTTATAATCATTAAGACTCAATCCGTAAACAGATTCCAAGTACTCAGAAAATTTCTCTTGAGCAATCTCACGAAGCCTTGGAATCTTTTTGAGGATAAGAGAAGAGTCATCACCATCTGGATTCACAACTAGCTCGTTTTGCATAACGCTACTAAGAAGATCTTCACAATCCTTTACGCTAATCTTTGAAAGATATACAGGTGTTGGATAAAGGTAGTTAATTCCTTGGGCCAATTTCATCGTTATAATACTCCCTTACATCAGGGACCATGCCCTTCATCGGTATTGGTAAATCTATTTGTGATAGAATCTTGTTGTATATATCGGGATCATCGTCATATGTTTTAAAGTATGGATCATTACCAGCAAGCAACATAGGATCCTTCAACAGATCAATTATATTCTCACCATAGTCCTCGCTGATCCAACTAGCATAACAAATAGCAACAAAATAACTCTTAGCTGGATAGATCCACTGATCTACCTGTTCATAGAAGTGTTTTATAATGTCAGAGTATTCGTAGCTTGTTACAATATCTACTTTGTTTAAATCATCACTGTATATTGTATTAAGTCGATGATATATCTCTTGTTTAATTTTCCACTCTTGCATTTCCATACCAATCCAAAAGACCTTTATAACCATTACAGCTTTGATCTAGATTATCAACATATCGATAGTGTTCTGTTAAACATGTTCCGTAATAAGAACATTGCTTGCATATATCGCTTAGCTGCAGCTTTTCCTTATTAGACCAATTAATATAGTCTTGCCATGTGTCTAATTCTAGGAAGTATTCTCGATCATATTTATCGAACTCTAAAACACCATACTTTCCATTAGGTGTAATGTAGATATGATTATCAGAAAATGCATTGTATGCTTTGTTGTAAGATTCTTCAATCTTTTGTTCGTTAATAAACTGAAAGTTCTTAGGAGTTTTAGCTGTAAGCCATTTTATGATAAACTGTTCAAAGTCTTTGTGAGTAACATTGTAAGCGTTTGCTTGGTTAATCGAATACGGTTTTATTTCAACAGAGTCAATTGATGTACACATATTAAGCATCATAATCATCTCCTCAACGTTCATTGAAAGAACCTTTGGAGATGCTAGAATCAACACGGCAATTGGAACCGGCGACATTAGCATATTTTTGTATACGAGCTCAGACTTCTCACGAGCCTCAAAGTCATATGACACAGAAAGATAAACATCCTCATCATAGAATCCTTCATGGATCATTGAGTAGTTTGTGATGATGTTAATCTCGCCACTATAGTGTTTTCTAATAGTGTCTTTAAGCTGATAGAAGTATGGCTTCTTGAGAGCTCCTATCTCGCCACCATAAAGATCCACATGTTCAATAGAAGGAATACCGGCCAACAACTGATCTAAACGATCAATGTCAATCTTTTTTGTGTCGCTTAACTGCTCAGGAGTCAAGTAACAGAAGTCGCAACCGAAGTTGCAGAAGTAAGACGGGTTGATGCTCACCGTGAACATGATTCGTCCACATACGGCGTTGGTTCTAAGTGTAAGCCGTTAGCTTTTATAATTTCAGGAGCCAATTGCTTCATATGCTTACAGTGTTCCTCAACCATTCCAAAGTTCTTGAGATCTTTAATAGTCTTACGGCATCCGTTACAGATTTCAAACATAGGACAGGAGAAGCAAGACTTCTTCATCGATAGCAGATCGAGGTCATCTGTTAGAGGTGTTGAGAACCCACCAGCCATCTCATATTCAAAGTCAATTGGCTTG